GCTCACATATCGAGGATGACTGGATCAAGTCCTTGCGATGGTCGAACACGATACGCTGCCGGCCGACCGAGAAATCCAAGGAGAGCGGCAAGACGATCAACCGCGAACCGACCAATGTCGAGATCGAGTGCTGCCGGCCCAAGCTGATCAGAGATATTCAGGAGACCAAGCCGGTCGCCATCTTCGGCTTCGGCAACGTCCCATTACACTGGGTGACTGGCGAGGCCGGCATCACCAAGTGGCGCGGCAAGCGCTTGCCGGTGACCATCGGCACGCACACTTGCTGGTACTACCCGATGTACCACCCGAGCTACATCCTGCAAATGCAGGAGGAGATGCGCGGCCGCGACTTGGAGTTCGCTTTCGACATGGACCTCAAGCGTGCCTTCGCCGAGGTCGACGCCGGCCTACCCGAGCCGGTCGTGCACACTGCCGAGATCGCCCACGCCGACGTCGAGATCATCACTGGCGAGCATGGTGATGCCGACGTCGACCGCGTGCTCAACTTCCTCGACCAGTGCAAGCAGTTCGAGGTGGTCGGCCTCGATTACGAGACCAAGGGCAAGCGGCCTTATGGCGACACCGTCAAGCTTCTCACCATCGCTATCTCGAACGAGACGCGCAGTGTGGCCTTCGCGTTCAACCATGCGCGGGCTGGGTGGACCAGCCGACAACGAGAGCGCATCACCAAGGGCTTCTTGGATTTCCTGTGCTCCTCGCCAGAAACACGCAAAGTGGCGCACCACCTCGCCTACGAACTGGAATGGTCGGCGCACTTCTTCGGTCCCGAGGTCATCTACGAGAACCGTTGGGGCGACACCATCAGTCAGGCGTTCATTCTCGATGAGCGGCAGGGCGCACTGAGTCTGGAGTTCCTTTGCTGGCAGCACTTCGGCATCAACGTCAAGGCGCTCTCGCCGGAATTCAACAAGGAGGACATCGAGCAGGAAGACCTGAGCGACGTGCTCACTTACAACGCCATCGACGCCAAGTACGCCCGGGTGCTCTACCATGCGCAGAAGCGGGAGCTAAAGGACGAGAAACTGATCGAGGTCTACGCGCACCATATGCGACGTGTGCAGGCGACCGTGGCCACGCAGCTGAAAGGGGTGCCGGTCGATCAGGATCGTGTCGCCGAGTTCTACAAGCAGTACAGGGACGAGCTTGACATCATCGAGGCCGACATCGCGGCGCTGCCCATGGTCAAGCAGTACAACATCAGCCACAAGGACTTCCGACCGTCAGCGCCGCAAAACCTCGTCGATATACTGCGCAAGGAGGGCATCCACCTCGACACCACCAAGGAAGGCGAACTGGAGAAGTATGCCGGCACGCCGATCATCGATCTGGTGCTCAAATGGCGCGGCGTCAACAAACTGCTCTCGACCTACGTCAAGCCGCTGCTGAGCATGGAGACGGCACAGCGGCTCGCCGTCCCCGAGTTCACTATCAAGGACACCGTCATTCACGACGATGGTCTGATGCATCCGATCATCTCGACGGTGAAGACGCGCACGTGGCGGACCAGTGCCGAGGAACCCAACGAGCAGAATTTCCCCAAGCACGAGAACCGCCAAGTGCGGCGCATGATCAAATCGCGCAACGCGCAGCGCAAGGTCGTCAGCTTTGACTATGCCGGCATCCAAGCCCGCAACATTGCCATGGAGTCGCGCGACGACGCTTTGGTCAAGGCGTTCTGGGATCGTTACGACATCCACACCGATTGGATGGAGCGCATCGAGCGGCGGGTGCCGGGCTGGATCAAACTGACCGACGACCATGACAAGAAATACTGGCGCAATCGGGCCAAGAACGGTTTCGTGTTCCCGTCCTTCTTCGGGGCGCAGCCGAAAAAGACGTCCGGCGAGTTGGGCATCGACATCAGCGACAGCGAGCGTCTGCAAGGCGACCTGTGGGAGATGTTCCCGAATGTCCATGGTTGGCAGAAGCGGCTCAGGGACGATTACTACAAGCGCGGCTACGTCACCGGGCTGAGCGGCTTCCGCAGGCGTGCACCAGTGTCACCGAACGAATTGATCAATGCACCCATTCAAGCCGACGAGGCGATCATCGTACTCACCGCCATGGCCGAGCTTGCCGAGATGGGCGATCCGCGTTTCGTCGCCAATATGGAAATCCACGACGACCTGACGTTTTTCTGGCACGTCGACGAGATCGAGCGCAACGCTGAAACAGTTATCGACACCATGCTCAACACGCCATATGAGTGGGCGCACATCGTACCTATCGGAGTCGAGATGGCGGTCGGTGACGACTGGGAGAGTGTCAAGGGCGTCGGCGAGTACTTCTCGGACCAGTGGTCAGGGAGAATACCCAAGAAGGTGGCGGCATGATTACGCGATGGGAGTATGCGGGTTTTTGGTACGTCATCCAGCGAGCGGTAGATGGTAGTGTGACCGCTGAGCCGGAACCCGGCCAGCACCGGGCGGCGTACAAGGACAAGCACAGACGCGCTGCTATAGAAACCTATGCAGAGGCGCACAAGACTGATGTTCAAAAGCGTTGAAGGGCTGGTCGACGAGATCAACAAGACGGGTTGGCTGATCACTGAGATTTACCAACGCGATCATGACCAGTGGTTCGCGGTGCTGCGCAAGCGAGGCGACTTCAGTGCCGCCTATGGTGAGGCTGCAACCATGCTCGGCGCGCTGGGTACGGCGTGGACCGAGGCGCAGATGCACAAGCGCATGACCAACGCCGACTGGGATGCGCTCAAGCCCAAGAAGGTCAAGGTGGACGAGCCGATTAAGCAGATTGCCGCAGAGATCAAGCGGCGCGGGTCAATTCCAAGGATCAAGCCATAAATGGTCAAGCGTATCGTCGAGGTCGAGCCGCCGCGTGGCGGCACTCTTTACAACACATATAGACCGAAGCTGTTCAAGGAGGTCATTGGCCAAGAGTTGGTGGTCAACGCGCTGGTCAAGATTTTGCAGAAGGACGCAGCGCACACCTTCCTGTTCACGGGACCGTCGGGAGTCGGCAAGACAACGTTGGCCCGATTGTCAGCGAAGTTCGTGCGCTGCGCTCCGCAAGATATCGTCGAGATCGCGGCGGCGGTCAATACCGGCGTCGATGCCATGCGTGAAATCCAAGCGGCGGCGGACTATCAGCCGTTCGGTGGCGAGAGCAAGGCGATCATCCTCGACGAGGTCCAGCGGCTGAGCAAGCCGGCATGGGAATCGCTGCTCAAGGCGTTGGAGGAGCCGGCATCGCACACTTACTGGTTCCTGTGCACTACCGAGCCGGACAAGGTGCCGAAGACCGTCACCACACGTGCGGTCAGTTTCAAGCTCAAGCCGGTCGCCGACGCGGACATGCGCGACCTCTTAGCCGACGTTTGCAACAAGGAGGGCATCGAGCTTGCCGGCGACGTCGACAACCTCCTGATCAGTAATGCCGGCGGCTCACCTCGTCAGCTGCTCAGCGATCTCGCCATGGTGCGTGATGCCGAGAGCAAGGCATCGGCGGCGGCACTCTTGTCGACGGCAGTCGAGAGTGAGCCAGTGCGTGAACTGTGTCGGATGCTGAGCGACGGCAAGGGCAGCTGGCAGAAGGCGATGGCCATCGTCGCCAAAATACTGGATGAGCAAGAACCGGAAGAGGCCCGCATCTTGGTGTGTCGCTACATGGCGGCCGTGGCGATCAGTGCGACCAACGACCGCGCCGCGCAGCATGCGTGCATGGTGCTCGATTTCTTTCGTGCGCAGTTTTTCAGTGGCGAGGGCGCTGCCCCTTTAATTTTAGCAATCGGAAACGTTTTGCTGGCAAACCGCTGAGCCGATGTTATATGATGGGGCAATCATGGTAGACCGTTTGCAGCCCGAGAAGCCGGCCGTATCGAGACTGACACTCGACCAGCTGGAAGGCGACCTCAAGATCGACGAGTACGCGCTCAACGACGTGTGTCGTGAGCACCCGACGCTGTTTTATCGGGTCGCCCGCGAACTGGCTTTCGCCATCTCGCGTCGCGACGCCGCCAAGGTCGAACTGGAAAGGACCGAGGGCCAGATAACCCTGTCCATGCGTGATCAGGCCCGCGACGTTGGTGAAAAAACCACGGTCGACGAGATCAAGGCGCGGGTCCGCGAGAGCAATCAGTACATGACAGCTGCCGAGCGGTTGGCCATGCGGCAGATGGAAGTCGGCGAATGGGCGGCGCTAAAGGAAGCCTACGGGCAGCGTAGCTACGCATTGAATCACATGGTCGACCTGTACCTCGCCAATTACTATGGCAACATCGAGCGACGCGAGAGCGTCGAGGATCGCGAGCGCAACGCCGACCGCGCCCGTGAGCGGCTGGCCGAGATGCGTCGCGCCGCTCCCTATAACAGGACCAGAAGAGAGGAAGATTCAGATGGTAGAACGTAACCGACCGGACGACGACCGGGGCCGCAGTGGCGGCAGCACTCGTGGAAAATGGCATTACGAACCGCAGAAGGCCGAAGACATCCGGGCGCGGGCGACGCGCACCAGTGGTCGCTTCGACAGTATCTTCAAGCCGGGCTTCGACACGTTCCGTCCCAAGGGTGGCGATAACTTGGTCCGCTTCCTGCCCGGCACGTGGAACTTGGGCGTAGCTTACGCTTACGACGTCTGGGTCCATCGTTACGTTGGTCCTGACGACTCGACGTATCTCTGTCTCGACAGAATGCTCGGCAAACAATGTCCGATCTGCGATGCGGCGGCCGAGGCCAAGCGTGCCAAGGATGACGAGGAAGCCAAGCAGCTGCGTGTGCTCCAGCAGGGCGTCGCATGGATACTCGACCGGCGTGGCGAGATGCCGAAGCAACCGCTCTTGTTTCAGATGAGCCGGACCCTCGACAGCACCATCCTGTCTTTGACTAACATCAAGGAGCAGATTTGGATCGATAACCCGACTGAAGGGTTCGATGTGACCATCAAGCGTTCGGGCACCGGTCTGAACACGCGCTACATCGCTGCCATCGACCGTGATCCGTCGCCGATTGCCGAGAAGCAGCGCGACTTCGACAAGATCATGGACTACATCGAGACAAACCCCCTCGACACCGTGCTCCATTACTTCGACGCCGACTATCTCGACCGGGTCATGTCGGGGACTACCGGCCCGCGTGATGACAAGGAGGAGGTACGCGGCCGCGAGCGCGAGCGTGATGATCGGGACGAGCGTGAGGAACCCCGCCGTGACCGCGACCGTGATGGTGAGCGGGACGAGCGGGCGGTGCGCAGCCGGCGTGATGAACCAGAACCGGAGCGCGCACGATCCAGCCGGCGTGACGAGCCGGAACCGGATCGCGAGGAGCGCTCGCCAAGGCGTGGGCGTGATGAGCCGGAACCGGATCGCCCGGGCCGTAGGGCGGCCCGTGACGAGGCCAAGGACGAGGAGGACGAGGATCGGGCCGGTCGTGGCCGGCGCGAGCCTGACGACGCTCCCAGCCGCCGGGACCGGCGTTCTGACCCGGAGGAGGAGGATCAGGCGCGGGATGAGCGTCGCGCACGCGGCAATGGTGCTCGTAGGGACGACAAGGACGAACCACCTTTCGATGCCGATCCCCCGGCACGCAGCCGTCGCGAGCGTGCCGACGAGGATGAGGAAAGCCGTCCCCGTCGCAGCGTAGAGCGTCAGCGGCCGGACGATGAACCGCGTGCGGCCCGGCGCGGTGACGATGATGAAGAGGACCGCCGGCCGCCGCGTCGTCGCTGATGATCAAGCGACTTCGCCTCACTGACAATCCGCCTGTCACGGACGACGAGGACGCGGCAGGTGGATTGTACTTCGCCGCGCCCAAGAAGCGCGGCTTCATTCCGTCTGGCTGCAAGCTCTTGGATTTGGTTCTGGGAGGTGGCTGGGCGGAAGGCCGCATTGCCAACATCATCGGCGACAAGTCCACCGGCAAGACTTTACTGTGTATCGAGGCCGTCGCCAACTTCGTCAAAAAGTACAAGAATCGTGGTCGCGTTTTTTATCGCGAGGTCGAGGCCGCCTTCGACGTGGACTATGCCGAGGCTTTGGGTATGCCGGTCAGGGGCATCGATTTCAGTCATAACTTAGATAAGCCGCTTGAGACGGTGGAAGACCTGTTCGAGGACATGGATGCCGTCCTGACCGAGTTAGAGAACGCCAAGACCAAGTATCATAGTCTGTACATCGTGGACTCGCTCGACGCACTGACCGACCGCGAGGAGCAGGCCCGCGCCATGGACAAGGGCAGCTACGGGGCCGACAAGTCCAAGAAGATGTCGCAGCTGTTCCGCCGGCTGGTGCGTCGCTTCGAAAACGCCAACATGACGGTCATCATCGTCAGTCAAGTGCGCAGCAAGATCGGTGTGACTTTCGGCGAGCGCACCACCCGGTCAGGCGGCCGCGCACTCGACTTCTATGGTTCGCAGTTCATCAAGCTGGCGCACTTGTCCGTACTCTACCAGACACGTGATAGCCAGCGTCGCGCCATCGGTGTGAGCATCCGCGCCAAGAGCACCAAGAACAAGATCGGCTTACCGTTCCGCGAGTGTGATTTTGACTTGCTCTTTGGCTATGGTATAGACGATCTCGATGCGTGCTTACGATGGTTGGATGAGGCCAAGGGGTTGGGTCCGCTCGGTTACCATATCGTCAAGACCAAGAAGGGCGACAAGCGCGCCAATGGTGCCTACGGTTCATTGAACGAGGTCATCGACGACATCTGGAAGCGGCCCAACGAGGAGTTCAAGAGCGAACTGGAACGCGTGCGCAAAGTCGTCGAGGCGCGATGGTGGGAGATCGAGAAGAGCCATCTGCCTACGCGGAGGAAATACGATGGCTAAGGACGACGAGCGTGATGGGTTCTTGAATCGTGGCGAGTATCTCAAACAGGAAGGGATGCAGCGGGTCGACGACAACGCCGACGAGGATTGGAAGTTGGAAGCCGACCGGGCTGTGTTGGCTGTCGCCGAGGAGAACCTCTATCTGACTTCTGACGATGTCATGGAGCGTATCGATCCAAGTGTACAAACGGGCGAACTAAGGGCGATGGGACCAGTAATGCTGCGTGCCGCCAAGGCAGGCTTGATAGTCAAGTCAGAGAAACCGGGGCGCAACTCGAACCGGCCATCGTTGCACTCCTCTCCGCGCACGGTTTGGAAGAGTTTGGTGTACGTACCTTGAAAAGGAGAAGGTCCAATGTCGGAAGTCACAGCCAGTTCAGGACTGAAGGTGAAGAGTCCCCGTTTCAAAGTCAAAGTGGGGCAGAAACATATCGACGAATCGCTTACTAAAAGCTCGTCGCACTGCATGACTGCCGAAGCGATCAAGGATGCCATACCGGAAGCACGCTACGTGTCGGTTGACATATCCACCGTCCGATTTACCGATATCAAGAAGGGTCTTCGCTACACTTATCTGACCCCGAGGGTTTGTCAGATAGCAATCCTCGACTATGATCGTGGCGCGAAAATCTACCCGTTCGGATTTGAGTTGCGCACTGCGATGATCACTCAGAGTGCCGTCGGCTCGACGTGGGCCGCCAGTAAGGAGCGCAATCGCAATGCGCTGCGTAAACGGAATCTGCTCGGCGCGAAAAAGATGTCGGATGAAGCAAGCGAGGGCACCGGACGTATTCCTCATATTGTCGGTGGGAAGCCACCACCGCGCATGGGTACCCGACGTCAACACGGAATTAGAGCTTACGAGACATCCCTCCAAAGGCTGAAGTAATGGCGGGTGGCCGGGCGTCCAAGGCCAAGGGCAGTGCGTTCGAGCGTGACGTCTGCGTAAAGCTCAGCCTGTGGATCAGCGAGGGCAAGAACAAGGACTTGTTCTGGCGCTCGGCCATGAGCGGCGGTCGAGCCAGTCGGGGATTGACGCGCGGTGACATCTTACGCCGGCAGGCCGGCGACATCACCGCCGTCGCCCCGGAAGGGCACGTACTCACCGACCAGTTCTACATCGAACTGAAACACCTGAAGAACCTCGCGATGATGTCGTTCGTCGTGTCGAACTCCGGGGCGTTGCAACGCGAGTGGGTGAAGACGATCAAGCAGGCGCATTGCTTCGGCCGCATTCCGATGATGATCGTCAAGCAGAACAACTACGCCACACTGGTGCTGGTCGCCGGCAGTATGTACAGACCGCGTACCAATCCGCTCGTCAGTCGACGCATCCCGCTCGCCACCGTGCGCGGCGTCAATCTGTATCTGTTCGACGAGCTTTTGGAGGAGAGGTTCACAGTATGCCTATGAAGCCAATTATGAAGCCGGAAGAGTACCCGACGGCGCACAACATCGAGGCTGGCAACGTTTACGCGGCGCTCAACTATCTGCGCGAGGTCGGTCGCCAGATGACCGTCAGTGCGAATCTCGGCCGGACGTCGGGCGAGGGCGAGGCGGCCGAGATGACCGTCAAGGCGGTCGAGGTGGTGGCGCATGCGATTGAGGTAATCCTCGACGATCTGGTCGAGAGTGCAGAAGGCATGCGCGATAAGTTCGAGACCATCCTGAAGCCGGCCATCGACGTGCGTGCGCCCTACGCCAAGGTGATGGTGAGCAAACTGGTCAAAGCAGCACTGGGCAAATGACCTACGCTGTTCGTACCAAGGTACCGGTCACCAAGAGCAAGACTGAGATCGAGGCGACGCTCGCCAAGCATGGGGCGAAGAGGTTCGCTTACTACATCGAGCCGAACCGTGCATCGGTGGTGTTCGAGGCTTCCGACCGGCGGATCAGGTTTGACTTGCCTCTCCCAGAGGGCGAGCAGAAGCAGCGCGAGCGCTGGCGTGCACTGCTCCTGTGCATCAAGGCCAAGCTGGAAAGTGTGGAAGCCAAGATCGAGACGTTCGAGGAGGCTTTCTTAGCGCACGTGGTAATGCCTGACGGCTCGACGGTCAGCGAAGGTCTCATCCCGCAGATCAGGATCGCGTACAAGGACGGCACCATGCCGACGCTCCTGCCGCCGCCGAGGAAGGGTCCGTGAGACGACGACACTATCCGCAGTTGGTCAATGCTTACTCGTTGGTCGACCCGATGAGTGTCATGCGTTCAGTCGCGACCGAGGTCTATTTATTCCCCAATAGAAAAGTATGGGTGCCGGCTAGAGGGTTGGGCTTCCAATCAGTGTTCCATGCCGGCAAGCTGGCGTGGGGCGTGTTCCGGGGCCGCTACGACGCACTGGTGTGGCCGGGACAGGGCGACATATGACCGTCATCGCTTGGTTGACTGGGTCGGCACTGACACCCGAGATCATGCGCCAGATGCAAGAGTCGGCACGCGCGCCGTTCAACTGCGGCTACTCGCTCGGTCTCCAGTATCCATGGGTGTACGGTCGACCCGGCGGTTTCTGGGAGGTGTGGTGCAAATACTGCAACGTGCTGCACTCGGTCCATGAGCACGACAACGATGTGTTGGCGCGCTTCGCTGCCATGGATGCATGCCACCAAGCCAACGGTCTGAGCCAGTACCCGACGCAGGACGTCATCAACGCAATGGACACGACACCATGACCGTGATCGTTACGGCCGACCTACACTGGAATGACAATCCGCGCGACGCCTACCGGCATCAGTATGTCGAGTGGCTGGAAGGGTGCCTGAAGAAGCACAAGGCGGAAGCACTGTTCATTCTCGGTGATCTCACCGACGCCAAGGACGAGCACCGCAGTTGGTTGGTCAATCAGGTGGTCGCGCATTTAACCAGATGGGCGCGCCTTTGCCCGGTCATCATCATCCGGGGCAACCATGATTTTCTCAGCCCGGACTGGCCGTTTTTCGGCTTCGTCGACAAGCTGCACAACGTCCATTGGGTCAATTGGCCAATGAACTACGATGAGATCGCGCTCAAGATGGAATTGAGCATCGGTCGCTTCGTCATGCTGCCACACACCAGCGACTACAAGAAGGAGTGGGCCGAGTTCGATTTTGGTAAGTATGAGTGGGTGTTCACGCACAACACGTTCACCGGTTCCGACTATGGTCAGGGACCGCTGGCCAAGGGCATCCCGCCCGATGTGTTCCCGGACTCGTGCGTGGTCCTGTCCGGCGACGTGCACATCCCACAACACGTTAAGCCGGTGACCTATGTGGGTGCACCGTATCTCATCGACTTCGGCGACGACTACGACCCGCGTGTCATGCTGATCGGCAGGGGCAGTGTCAAATCGATCTTGGTCGACGGCCCGCAGAAGCGTCTGGTCGAGATCAAGAGCCTCGCCGATCTGAAGAAGGTCAAGCTCGCAGGCGGCGACATGGTCAAGGTGCGGCTCAACCTTGCGACAGAAGATCGCAGCAAGTGGCCCGAGATGCAGACGGCGATCAAGCAGTGGGCCGAGAAGCAGGGGCTTGTGCTATCGTCAAGCCAGCCGATGGTCGCGCGTGAGCCGGGGCTGAAACGAGTGCGTATATATGATGACAAGTTGCTGGTAAGGGATTATGTAAAGAGTCGTGGGGCCGACGCCGCTACCGAGAAGACCGGTTTACGTTTGATGGAGAAGGCATGAGCCATGACGTACAAACCCAAACCAGACGACTCCATCATCGACTATCCGGGCATAGGAAAATTCATGGAGGGGTTAGCCGACATGCTCGAAGATATGCTCAGAATTACGGGCAAGAGCGATAAGAAATTGGTTTGGCTCATTGCTCAGGCGCGTCAGGAGGCGGCCGATCTGCCCGCTCATATCAAGCGAGTGCACGAGATTCGCTTCCAAAGGAAAATGACCGGCGATCCAGAAATCACCATGGAAGAGGTATGCGGCGAGGTGTTGACCGAAAAAACACTGACCGAGTTATGTGAGGCGCTTACGGAGCGTTTGAACGCGATGGTGAGGGAAAGCAAACTGGAGAAGGCATGAGTGACGGGGCAGGGGATGATAGCAAGAGCCAATTTCGCAAATCTATTGAAACTGCCATCAACTCTCATTCGATGGAGAACGGCAGCGACACACCGGATTACATTCTGGCCGAATATCTGGTCGGTTGTTTGGAGGCGTTCGACCGGGCAGTGACCAAGCGCACTGCATGGTATGACAAGGACGAGACGGACTTGCGTCGGATAGAGGAGGTGGCGGGTCGAATGCGAATGCCTCCTCCTACTTTCGTGGACCGGAACAAGTTGTCTGAGAACGACGACTCCGAATGAAGCTGTCGTTCCTCCATATATTCGTCGACGACTTCAAGAGTTTCGCCGGCAAGCACCAGCTGCCGTTCGACGCCTTTCGGCCGGGCTTGCACTTCGTTGGCGGCAACAACAAGGTCGAGCCACGGCTCGGTGCCAACGGTGCCGGCAAGAGTGCACTGATGGTCGACGCGATTACGTGGTGCCTGTTCGGCCGCACGCCGAGTGCGCTACGTAACCCCGACATCAAGCCATGGCAGAAGGGTGGCAAGACCAGTGTGGCGCTGCTCGTCGACATCGACGGCGAGCGCATGACGTTCATGCGCACGGCATCGCCTAACGCGTTCACGGTCGATGGCAAGGCGGCTTCCGACGAAGCGTTCGCGGAGTTGACCGGCCTCAACTATGACCTGTTCTGCAACACCATCGTGCTCGGTCAGGGTCAGCCGCTGTTCTTCGACCTGCCACCGCGTGGCAAGATGCAGCTGTTCGTCGACGTGCTGCAACTCGACAAGTGGGACGCCCGCTCGGAGTCCGCCAACACCCGGGTCCGTGAGATCGAGCGCGAGCACGCACAAGCCGATGGTGAACTGATGGGGCTGGCCGGGCAGCGCCGGCAGACCGACGACCTCTTGAAGACCGCGACCATGCAGGCGGCCGAGTGGGACGCGCTCCAGAAGAAGTGGCTGGTCGAGGCCGAGACTGGTCTCGTCGAGGCGACCAAGCGTCACGCCAGTGTCAAGGCCAAGGCGGATAAGGCCGACCTCGCCGCCGAAAGCGCCGGCCTCGATCTGAAGCACCTTCGCGAGGAGATCGACAAACACAATCTGGTCATCGCCAACACCCGCGCCGAGATGGCCAAGCTGCAAGAGCGACGGCGCGGTCTGGACGCGGCCGCCAGCCAACTGGAAAAGGAACTGACTGCGTTCGGTGACACTGACACCTGTCCGATCTGTGGCGAGACGATTCGTGAGGGTTCGAAGATCGACAAGCACAAACGGGAAATGAGGAAGCGCATCGACAAAATCGACGACGACATCGACGCCATCGATCTGGCCCCGTTCGAGAAGAAGATTGCCACTGCGCATACCGCCAAGGAGAAGCTGCGCGCCGATCTGGAAAAGCGCGAGCAGCGTATGCATGCCGCCGAGGCCGAGCAGAAGCTGTACGCGCCGATGGTTGCCGCCGAGGCCGCCCGTATCACCACCTGCGAGCGCGACATCGCCCGCTTGACGCGGGAGACCAACCCACATCAGGAGCAGGTCAGCAAGCTGACCCGCGAGCGCACCAAGCTGATCGACCGCGACAAGGAACTGCGCGAGGAGTTGGAGCTTCTCGCCCGCGCCATCGAGCGCAACAAGTTCTGGGTGAAGGGCTTCAAGGACATCCGGCTCTTGGTAATCGAGGAGGTGTTGCAGGAACTCGAACTGACGTGTAACGCCATGCTCGCCGAGGTCGGCCTCGTCGATTGGCGGATCAGCTACGCCATCGAGCGCGAGACCAAGGCCGGGACCACCTCGCGCGGACTTAATGTCAGCATCCTTTCCCCGAAGTCACGCGATGCGGTAAAATGGGAATCGTGGTCGGGGGGCGAAGGTCAGCGCCTGCGAATGGTTGGTGCATTGGCACTGTCCGAGGTGCTCCTCGACCATGCC